TCACAACGCGCGTTTACGCACTATTTTGGGTGGGGTCGAGGATAATATGAAAGTTGAAACCAAAAAGATTAATCTGTCGGACGTTAAACCGAACCCGGACAACCCACGAACGATCACGAAAAAGGCGCTTGACAGTATGTGATTATAGTAATATACTAAGGCAGAAAGGGGAAAATCATGAAAAATATTAAAATCACTAAACAAATCTGCCTGAGGTGTAATCATGAATGGATTCCAAGAAGCGAAAACATTAGAGTTTGCCCAAAATGTAAAAGCCCCTATTGGGACAGGCCAAGAAAGCTACCGTCAAAAAGTTTATGAATGTAAAAACTGTGGTATTGCTTTCAAATCAAACAAGGCGTGTAAATCAAGAGCGCCGGTTTATTGTTCTCGTGGATGTTGTAATGAAGATAAAAAAGGGAAGGGTTGGGGTGGGGCTCCCATCGGAAATGTTCCATGGAATAAAGGGTCCCATATGTGGACAGATAAACGACACCCAAGGGGTACATTAGGGATGAAATTTCCTAATCGAAAGCCGATTACAGACGAACAACGAAGGCGCCTTTCAATTAGCCATAGGGGATTGAAATATCCAAGTCGTTCAGGAGAAAACCATCATTGGTGGAAGGGAGGGATTACCCCAGGAAACGAGAATGTACGGAAATCTTCTGACTATTCAAATTGGAGAATATTGGTATTTGATCGGGATGATTTTACCTGCCAAGATTGCCACAAAAAAGGAGGTAATCTTCATGCTCATCATATTGAGTTGTTCTCAGATAACCCAAATTTACGGTTTGATATAAACAATGGGATAACACTTTGTCTAAATTGCCACGCGAAAAGACACAATACCACCTTTTCGACTAGGTCTTTGAATAATTGTCCTGATTGTGGGAAACGGATAAAGGTTGGGGCTAATAGATGCCGCCCATGCCAGAAGATTAATACCCATGCGAATCGGAACAAGTGTGTTGATTGTGGTGCATTTATTCAACGTGTAAGTATTCGCTGTCGCTCATGTGCCGCAAAGATAAATATTACCAAAACGGAAAATTATAAAATGTGGCCTAATTTTAGGAGAAGTAATGTCATATAAAATCGAATACCTACCTATTGGAAAGCTGAAGGTTAATCCTGAAAATCCACGCCTTATCCGGGATGCCGGTTTCAAGAGCCTTGTTAAATCATTGAAAGATTGTCAGAGACTATTTGATGCTCGACCGTGCCTATGTTCTGATAGGACAAAGGATTTAATAATTTTGGCGGGTAATATGCGATTTTTAGCAGCAAAGGAACTAGAATATGAAAAAATTCCGGTGATTATAATGTCTGGGTTGACCGAGACACAAGAGAGAGAGATCCTGTTGAAAGACAACGGAACCGTTTGGGGTGAATGGGATTATGATTTGTTGTCGGCATGGGACGATTTGCCGCTGACAGATTGGGGCGTTGAATTGCCGAAGGCGTGGAGCAACGAACCCTTAGACGATTCAGGAGATCCTGAGCCGGAGAAACCGAGAAGCATCCTTTGCCCGAAATGCAACCATGAGTTTTCGATTTTAAAGGATAAAAAAGAATGACAAAGCCCTTATGGTTCGGAAGGGAAAAACGCTGGTATGATTCGCGTCGATGGCGGAAGGCGCGAGCGTGGTTCTTGAGCCGGTACCCGTTATGCGCCCTTTGTCTTGCGGCCGGCAGGGACGAACCGGCGACGGTCGTTGATCATATCGAACCACATAACGGAAATCACGAGTTATTCTGGAACCAAAAAAACTGGCAGGCGATTTGCGCGACCTGTCATTCTGGCGTCAAGCGGATTGCGGACAATCACGGATACTCGCAATCGGCCGGGGTTGACGGGATTTCGCTCGACCCGAACCATCCGTGGAACAAGGACAAATAAAATGGGCCGCAAGTCAAAGCCGGCAGCACTCAAAAAATTAGAGGGCAATCCGGGCAAGAAAAAGATCCTTGTCGAGCCGAAAACGTCCGGGGAGCTGCCGAAGCCTCCGAAGCACCTTGACAAATACGCGAGATCCGAATGGAAGCGGGTCGCCGAGGGCTTGAACCTGATGGGCGTTTTAGATGTTGTTGACCGATCCACTTTTGCGGCATATTGCGGGGCTTATTCAAGATGGTGTCACGCGGAGGACGAGCTTTCAAAATTACAGAAAAAAGGCGGGCCGATTGCGGCGCTGGTACAAAAAACGCAGTCTGGTAACTGGATACAGCAGCCTTTGATCGGAATTTCAAACGTCGCGGCGCGTGACATGGTCAAGTATGCGTCGGAGTTTGGCTTGACGCCGGCGGCCCGGGCTCGACTCGGGGTTGACCCGGGCAAGAACAAAAAATCTAAATTTAGCGGATTGATTGGAATCGATGGAGGGAAGAAATGAAACCACACTACAAAACTGAATTTGTTACCAACCGACAATGGGACAGTTGCGCTACCCGAATCATGAATAAAAACATGAAGGAGCGCGGGCATAGCCTTACACAATCGGGAATAGCAAGAAGGGCAAACGACCATATCGTGGACATTCAAAGCGATAACGGCGGAATGATTGTTAAACCGGGATGGCGAGAGGCCATGAAAGGAGAGATATGAAGCTAAGCGCAAGATGTCAAAACTGTAACTATTGGCTACCCCACCATATTGAGGGCGGGGTCGATGACGGCGGGATTTATTGTGGCGAATGTCGTTTTAATCCACCGATTACATTGGTTCATTCTGAAAAAAACTTTGATCCAACAAAAGACCGGTCAATCGGCTATTTCCCCATCACAAAAATTAATGGTTGGTGCGGAAAGTTTGAAAAGGAGGAAGGGTAACGTGGAATGTTCTGTTTGCGGAACTACGGTGGCGGTTGTTTTAAAAGAGGATGAAAACGGCATTATAACCCCGGTGTGTGAAATGTGCTATTTGGACCCGAAATTCAATGAAAAGGAGTCATCTGAGAAAGACGATTTCTTTTACAGGACGTGGAAAGGATAATCAATGGAAGGGCCAACCTTAAAATATAAACCATATTTATCCTGCAAGGGATGTGATTTTCTTTTCGATATTCGAAAAATGGAAACATTTAAGGGACTCCCAAAAGCTACGTATTATTGCAAGGCATATAAGAAGACACAGGGAACTCTTAAATCATACCCGGTAACCCCGAACTGGTGTCCTTTGAAAAAGAAAAAACAACTTAAAAAGGAGGTAAATAATGCCTGACAGTTCTTTTATAGACACATTGGCTGAGGCGCTTAGAGACAGTGATGATCAAACTCTGGATGAAATACAAAAAGAACTTCAAGACGAAGGGACCGATGTTGCCCGTTTAGAAAAACGTCTATTAGAATACGAAGAAAAAATCAGGGACAAAGAAAGGAAAGCAGGGTCTATTGCGGTATCAAAAGAGAAACCTTGCAATTGTCCGGCCCACGGATCGGAAAACGAGTGTTTATATTTCAAAAACGGAAAGTGCCAACATCCCAATAAACAGAAACGTGTCAATATTGTTGAGGCTTTTAAAGAACTTGAAGCCGCCGTTGGCCCCACTTACAAAATACCAACCGAGAGTTGATTTCACGCCGTGGCCTTAATCGTTGAGAACGAACGCAAGCAGCGGAAACTATTTTAATGCCAAAAAACACCGAGCGTGTAAAAAGAATAATCAAGTTTATTGAGCAGCTGATAGTCCCTTCCGGCAAAGGCGAGGGGCAGCCGTTCAAGATGCGACCGTTTCAGCGGTGGTTTATTCGGGATTGTTATGGGCCCGTTGATAATAAGTTTTTGCGGATAGTCCGCCGGGCGATTTTGAGTATGGGCAGAAAAAATGGCAAAACGATACTTACGGCTTGCCTTGCGCTGGCTCATTTGGTGGGACCGGAAGCGATCAAGAACGGTGAGATTTACAGCGCGGCAAATTCCAGGGAGCAGGCGTCAAAGGTTTTTAAGTACGCAGCGCAGATCGTCAGGGCTGATCCTGAATTGGGATCTTATATCAAGATCATCGACAGCACAAAAACGATGGTTTGTTTTGCAAACGGTTCAGTTTACCGGGCAGTTTCGGCGGATGCCGGGACAAATTACGGGGAAAACCCGAGCCTGGTCATTTATGACGAGTTGTCCCAGGCGAAAAATTCAGCGTTATATGACGCCTTTGATACATCGATGGGGGCCCGGGAAGAACCGCTGATGATTATAATATCGACGCAAAGCAACGATCCCACACACATTTTAAGCGAATTGATCGACGACGCCCTGGGCGGACACACAAAAACGATCCTTTGCCATTTATACGCTGTGCCTGATGACACTAAAGACGTTTTTGACAGTAAGTGCTGGAAGCTGGCAAACCCGGCATTGCGGGATTTTTTGAGCATAAAAGAAATGCGGGATTTTGCGGCCAAGGCGAAACGAATGCCGGGGCGTGAAAATACGTTCCGAAATTTATACTTGAATCAGCGAGTCGATGCGAAATCGCCGTTGATACCGAGGGCAGAATGGGAAGGGTGCCGGGGTGATGCGACTATTCAGCCAGGTGACGAAATATACCTGGGGCTTGATTTGTCAGGAAAGACAGATTTAACGGCGCTGGTCGGAACGTCAAGCGGTGACAAGGATATCGTGAAAGCCTGGTTCTGGAAGCCGGAGGAATCGCTTGAGGAACACGAAAAGCGCGACCGGGTGCCATATTCTGTTTGGAAAAGGCAGGGAGTTATCACTACAACGCCAGGCCGGGCGATTCAATACGCCTTTATTGCGCAGGAATTGGCAAAAATAAACCAGACATACAAAATTATCGGCATGGCATTTGACAGATGGCGCATTGACGACCTGATGAACGCAATGGACGGCATCGGGCTTGAATGCTATGTGGACGGAAAGGACGATCCGAGAGCAGGCGCAATCCGGCTGGTATCTTGGGGCCAGGGGTATGTGTCAATGGCCCCGGCAGTTGATGCAATCGAGGAGTCTATACTTGATAGGCGGCTTATTCACGACGGAAATCCCTGTTTAACGTGGAATTTTAGCAACGCAGTAACAAAAGAAAACGAGGTTTCAGACCGGAAGTTTGACAAGAGCAAAACGCGATTCAGGATTGACGGCGCAGTCGCAACCGCCATGGCGATAGGCTTGAAAAGCAGGGACAGGAGTTCCGTCGCCCCGTCTGTTTATGACGGATTAACAGAAAAAGAAATAATTGAGAGGATGAAGCTATGAAAACGATTATATGTCATGTAAGTGACCAAAAACATGATGTTTTAATTCCACAGCAGCCAGAAAATGCGATATGCTTCAGTGAAAACAAATTCATAACATATTTCGGACAATATCTCTATTTGTTTGATTTGGAAACAATGGAAAAACATTTTAATATTATAAAACTGCCTACTGGTGGAATTTGCGGCACGTGCCAAATGTCGCCAGAGGCAAGTGGACTCGATTATTTGCGATATGAAAGCCAGGGACTTGGGCATGAATGGCGTATATATGAGCCTGTTGATATTCATAAATATTGTCTTGGCATCGTCGAACACTGGAACCATATGGTGGGCGTTGTAGGAAAGAGTGGCCCCGACATAGCCCTGATGGAAGTGTGCGTTGATTTGCTTAGATATAATGGCGAAATAAGATAGTGATGGTAATCATCGAAAGGACGAAAACATGAAACGAAAAGACGCTAAAAAAACAAAGATTGAAGGGTTCCGGCCGGAATTGCCGACAGAAAGGCCGGAAACAGCAGCGCCGCAGCCGCCACCAACGCCAGAAGAACAAGCAAAAACAGACCAGAGCGAAGAACTAAACGGCTTGCCGAGCCGCGATTTAATCCGAGTTGATGAAGTGGCTCTATATTTAGGCAAAGCAGTTTCAACGATCAGATTGTGGATTGACCACGGATATTTTAAGACAGAGAAGTTTCGGGGTTCGTTGTGGGTCACAAGGGAGTCAATTGTGGCTTTTCGCCTTAAAAACAGAGTAAGGCAATAAAAAAATTAGCACCATTTAGCACCATTTAGCACCATTTAAACACTTTTTGAGAAAACCGGCACAGAAATTCTTTACATAGCTATTTTTTAAAACACATAATATCGCAGAAAATCACAACCACTTTTAATTTAACGTGGAGATATTATGTGGGCCTCTTAAACGAAACCGCACAGTATTATGTAGGGCGACTGATAAATAAAACGATAGGAGCCGCCCGCAGCATTAAAAACCTTGCCTTAAACGACCCCAAGGCATGGAGCCCTTCGCTTTGGAATCTCCGGGGAGCACAAGACCTGTCCGGCGAGAATGTCACCGAAGAAACCGCGCTCACATACTCCGCAGTTTGGAACGCAATCAATCTCATTTCAGGAACAGTCGGCAGCCTGCCGCTTCATTTGATGAAGAAAAACGGGAACGAAAAGAACGTCGCAGACGGTAATCCGCTTTATTATGTCATGCACGATAAGCCAAACCCGTTTATGACTTCGATGGTCTTTCGGCGGACAATGGCGGCGCATGTTGTGTCCTGGGGCAACGGATATGCCGAAATCGTGCGGAACAATGCCGGGGACGTTTCAGCTTTATGGCCGATCCCGCCAAACGCAGTTAAAAAAATCGAAATGCGGGAAAGCAATCTTATTTATGACATACAGGTCGGAAGCGAAACGGTACCGCTGCCGCGCGAAAGGGTTTTGCACATTGCAGGTCCGAGTTTTGACGGTTTTATCGGATATTCGGTGATAGCAATGGCGCGAAAAGGTATCGGCCTGTCAATGGCGATGGAAACCTTCGGGAGTAAATTATTTGGAACCGGAACCCACCCGAGCGCAGTCGTTACCGCCGGCGGTCCCATAAAAGACGTCAAGGTTATGCGAAAAGCGCTGACCGAGGTTTATAGCGGCCTTGGAAACTCCCACCAGTTGATGCTGCTTGAAGAAGGCATGAAGTTCGACAAAATGGGCATACAACCGGACGAAAGCCAGTTCTTAGAATCACGCCAGTTTCAAATTCCTGAAATAGCAAGATGGTTCAACCTACCGCCGCACAAATTAAAAGACCTTACAAAGTCCAGTTTTAATAATATCGAAGCAGAGCAAACCAGCTTTGTCATGGATTCGATTATGCCGTGGCTGATTTTGATCGAACAGCAATACAACGCGCAGCTAATTACGGACGCACAGCGTCGGCGCGACAACCTCTATTTCAAGCACAATATAGAAGGCCTATTGCGAGCAAATTCGGCCGACCGCGCCGCCTATTACAAGGCAATGATTGGCGCGTCAGTAATGACACCGAATGAAGCCCGAGAAAAAGAGGACTTGAACCCGAGTGCTGACCCGCTGGCCGATCAGCTTTGGGCGCCGACCGGATACATTCCGCTTTCAAAGTTCAGCGAATATTTAGCAAAAAATCAAGGCCGGCAGTCGGTAGAACCGCCGGAAGCTGAACCCGCCAAAGCAACACCTCCGGCTACAAATTTAATTGAATTGGATAAGCAACGGGGGGTGACCCAATGACGTGGTATAAAATCGAAAACAAGTCTGACAAGGCCGAAATCTGGATATATGAAATGATCGGCGAGGACTTCTGGTCCGGCGGCGGAGTCACAGCTAAAAACTTTCAGAAAGAGCTTTCCGCAATAAAAGCAACTCAAATCGACTTGCATATAAACAGTCCCGGCGGGGAAGTTTTTGACGGAATAGCAATTTACAACCTGATAAAACAGCACCCTGCAAATGTGACGACCTTTATTGACGGCTTGGCCGCTTCGATTTCATCTGTTATCGCATTGGCCGGGGATGAGATTTTTATGGCCGAAAATGCGCTCCTTATGATCCATAATCCGTGTGGGATGGAGGTCGGAGACGCAAACGACATGCGGAAAATGGCAGAAAGGCTTGATATCGTCCGTGATTCAATTTCAAAGGCGTATACTTCTAAAACAGAACAGACGGAAGACGAAATCAATGCGCTAATGGATGCCGAAACATGGATGACTGCCGATGATGCAATGGAGTTGGGGTTTGTCGATGAAATTACAGAAAAAATGGACATGGCGGCTTGCGCTGATTTTGTCCCAATTATGGCTAAAGCAGGATTTAAAAAGATTCCTGAAGCGATAGATAAAAAAGCAGCACCAACGGCAAAGGATGCCGAGAAGGGACTGCGTGATGCAGGCTTTTCAAGAAAACAGTCAAAAACCATACTTGCGAAAGGACTTGCCGACGGCCTGCGTGATGCAGACCAGCCAGCAGATCCGCCGCCGGTCAAAGTCGTTCAGCGTGATGTTGAGCCACCGGAGCCGGAGCCGAAAGATGCAGTTAACGAGTTATTAATCAGAGCAACGATGGCAATAAAATCATAAATAGGGGGCAAATAGCATGAAAACGATTACACAGTTAAAAGAAGAAATCAAAGCCTTGATGGAGGCGTCTGCTAAAATCGACGCCCAATGCGTCGCTGAAAGCCGAGGCTTGAAACCGGAAGAAAAAACGCTGAAAACGGAAATGCTCGATACCGTTGACGGGCTTAACAGCGAGGTAGCACTTCGGGAACGTGAAGAACGTATGTCAGCGTTTCTGGCAAAATCGGAAGCGCCAGTAACAAACCCAGGTCCGGCACCGGCCACACCGGGCGTAAGTGTCGGAGATAATCTGGCAGGCAAAGACAAGTTCAAAAGCTTTGGCGAGCAAATGGCCGCAGTCATGCGGGCCGGTTTGCCAAACTCTCATGTTGATGCCCGGCTTTTCAACGCAGCCGCAAGCGGGTTGAGCGAAAGCGTGCCGAGCGACGGCGGGTTTTTAGTTCAGCAGGACTTTTCCACGCAGCTGTTGCAGGACGTTTTTGAAACCGGAGTCCTGGCCTCACGTTGCCGGCGGATCCCGATAAGCTCAAATTCCAACTCAATTAAAATCCCTGGCATCGATGAAACCAGCCGGGCGTCGAGTCGGTACGGTGGCATTGTCGGATACTGGGAAGACGAGGCAGCCGAGAAAACCAAAAGCAAGCCTAAGTTCCGCAAGATCGAATTGAACCTGAAAAAGTTGATCGGCCTTTGCTACGCTACCGACGAGTTGATTCAGGACGTTACGGCACTTGAGGGCGTGATCAGGTCAGGGTTTGCGTCGGAGTTCGGCTTCCTGATGGATGATGCCATTATAAACGGGACCGGAGCCGGTCAACCGCTTGGAGTTTTAAACGCCGGATGCCTTGTATCAGTTGCAAAGGAAACCGGACAGGCGGCTGATACGGTTGTCGCAGAAAACGTGATCAAAATGTATTCGCGCATTTTCGCCGCCAGCCGCCCAAACGCGGTCTGGTTGATAAACCAGAACATAGAACCGCAGCTGTTCACAATGAGCCTTGCGGTCGGAACCGGCGGCATTCCGATTTATATGCCAGCCGGCGGATTAAGCGGCCAGCCTTACGCGACGTTGTTCGGACGCCCGGTAATTGCCATTGAGCAGGCGGCCACGCTTGGAGACTTAGGCGACATTATCTTTGCTGATCTGCCCGGCGGTTATATCCTGGCTGAAAAGGGCGGCATTCAGAGCGACATGAGCATCCACGTCAGGTTCGAGTATGACGAGAGCGTTTTCCGCTTTGTGTTAAGAGTCGACGGGCAACCTGTTCGTGCTTCTGTCTTGGCTCCTTACAAGGGGTCAAGCACGCTTGATACGCAGTCACACTTTATCGCGTTGGCTGAAAGAACCTAAACAAACACACGGTCATTAGTTTGACCGGGTTTAATAATAAAAAAACAAGGAGGATCTTACCATGAAGTTTAATGTTGCAGAACAAGGGGCGATAGTCCCTCTTTACACGCCGATTGACGTTGACTCCCTGGCCGGAGCGCAAAGTCCGGTTATTGTCCTGATGGAAAATTGGGCGCACGCCACGATCATTGTCAGCATAGGGCAGTTGCCACGAGCCGCCGGAGTAATCACAGTCAACTCATGCGATGATATCGTACCGACCACGGAAACTGCGCTTATGTTCCGGTATTATCGCTATGAAACGTCGAGCAAGCTGGCAAACGGCGACGTCCATGGTGCCTTGACTTGGACTACCACTGCGGCCGCCGGGTTGATCCCGGTTGCTACCGGAGCCGAGGCCATTTATGTCATTGAGCTTGACTACGCCGAATTGGTCATGGGTGACGTCGGGTTCACGCTCGCAATAGCCGATCCGGCCGCGGCTTCGGTTATGTCCGCAATCGCAGTTTTAAGCGGGGCGCGTTACGCCGACAAGGGTACGACAAACATGGCCGTGATCTAAGAAGCGGGCCGTAAGTTGGCGGCCTGAAATATGGCCGCCAATTTCAAAAGGAGGGCTTAACGATGTTAAAAAGAGAACAGGTGGCGCAGGTCCAGGCAATGATTGATTTGTCCGTGGACAAAGCCATTAAAGGGCTTAACAAAAAAAAGGCCGCTTCGAGTTTTAAGACTGTTGAAATAAAACCGGAGCAGAAAAAGGAAAAGGAGGTAAAGAAAAATGTTTAACAATTCAACGCGAGAAATGCTTGCAAATATGGGCGTCGGCCTTAGGGTTGACCGACCGGCGGCAGCTTTGGGCGCCGCCACGGTGCCATTTTTCACCGTGACCGGAGTCGTCCAGATAACGGGGCTTTATGGCATAGTAACGGTCGCATCCGGGGCGAATCTTTGTTCATGGAGCGCCACACCAACGGCAGGGACCGCAGTTTCGTTGTGCGCGGACCTTGACATCAATCCGCCGGTTGTGGGCGACCTACTCGGAATAACAGGAGTCATTGCCACGGCCATGACTTACGGCGGCGGCGTTGTTGGGATTATGCAACCGATTCTTGTAACCGCCGGAGTTATTAACTTTATCGCAGCGGCAGCCGATGGGAGCATAAGCACCCATTTGTTATTTTTGCCAGTAACGGCGGGAGCCAATGTAGTTATAGCATAAACAAACCTTTAAATTTCCAAATATTAGGAGGAAATTTCATGGCAGTGCTTTTAGAAACCACGATCAAAAGGTTTACCGGCCTTTCCACAGACACCAAACCCACCGGAGTTCCCGCAGGTTCTTATTTTTGGACCTACGACACAAACACGCTGTTTAAAACATACGATGGGACCAACTGGCTGTCACAGGTAGCGCGCAGCGTTGTCCAGGCCAGCATCGAAACAATGAACTTAAGCCAAGTCGTCGCTGACTATCCATTGTTTACAGCTACGACCGGCGCGGTTAGTGTCGAGTCGTTCACACTTATAAACATGACTGATCATTCTGGTGATGCCGGTGCATTTACGGGCATGTCAGTTATTGCTACCAACGCAGCGCTGACGGCGCTTGTCGCGCAGGCGGCTGGCGTTAAGGCGAACCTTACGGCGGCGGCTGTCTTTACGTTTGTAACGCCGTTCACATTGCTTGTGGGCGAAATCATTAACTATCATGTTTATGGAGCAGCATCGACTGTCGCAGGGCCGTTTGTTGTTTCGGTTCGGTATCAGCCGTTAAGCCCGGCGGGATATCTCGCATAATGAAACTTTGGAACCGCATAAGGGCTTGGGTTGAAAGTAAAAGAAAACCGATCCAAGGACAGGGAGCAGGCCCGGTATTCAGACCCATATTTAAAGGGGTGACAAGTGGCGCAGAAATTACGGGAAAGATCGGTAACAGCTGAAAACCAATTTACAGACCCGGCTGAAATTGTCGGATATTTTAACATTTCGATATCGGGAAACTGGGTTGCGACGGTAACGGTTCAGCGTTCATTTGACAAGGGTTCGACCTGGTTCGACGTGGATGCATGGGAAACGAACGCCCAGGAGTACGGGTTCGAGGCCGAACGTGGAGTGCAATATCGGGCGGGAGTTAAGACAGGTGATTACAACGGCGGGACAGTTGTTTTGAGGCTTAGTCAATGACAACCGTTTTCAATGAGAAAACTTCGATCAAAGGCGCTGTTGATATCGGCGCTGATATTCTCAAGGGACAAACCGCCGTTATAGACCAGGCATCAGTACAACTTCTATATCAGATATTAACAACCCTTAAAAAGATCGAATATCACTTGTCGATCGCTACGGACACCGAACTAAAAGACCACGACGTATAGGAGAATAAAAAAATGTCAACAATAAATAGTCCAAACGGACAGGCTGCAAACGTAACGCCAGAAGGACAACTTGAAACAAA